GCACGATCGTCAGCACGTCGGCCGACTGGACATAGTGCAGGTCGAACAGGTCCGCTTCCTCGTAGGGCGTCGGGATTTCGTAGGCTTCTGATGGAAGCGGATACCAGTACGTCGCATTCGGTGGTGTGTTGCCGGTCGTGTTGGCAATGCAGTAGTAGTTCACGCCACCTCTTGACACAAGATCCCCAACCACATACGCAGTCCCACCGCTGTACGCAGCAGGGCTTCCAGCCAGCAGCGTGGCCCCCATCGTGTGGAAGCGGATGTACTTGTGCCCGAACTCCAGCACCATCGTCTGAGTGGTGGAGAAAGTAAAGGGGATCAGCTTGACTTTCTTGCTGGAATCCTTCACCTCGCGCACGAATGCAAAGCCCGCCCGGTTCTCGGCGGGGCCGTGGGGCTTGGTCACGAAGTTGCGGCACAGCGCCAGGCCTGTCTGGAACTTGGCGTCATCGATCCGCCCGAACAGCTCTGGCGTGACCTCGCCACCTGCAAAGGATCTCTGGAAGATGCGCACGTTTGCCATCAGCGTGCTCCGATCCAGCCCGGGACATGCTCAGGCTTGACGTCGCGCTGGTTCGCGTCGAACTGCAGCGCTCGGCTGTAGGCCAGGTTGAAAGCGCTGAGCTGGTCCATGCCAGCCTTGCGCCCGGACTCTCCCTTGATCAGCTCGCCGGCCAGGTACGACGCCAGCAGCCGTGCCAGCGCATCCACGAACTGCGCGGGGAATCTGGCCGAATCGTTCACCCTGGCCACGTAGCGACACGTCGCCAGCTCGGTGTTGGTCAGGATGATGGGCGTGCCATCCGCTGCGCTTTCCGTCTCATAGGCCTGGGTCTGCGAGTCGGATCTGGCAGAGTACGGGAGGATGGCAAGGATGCGCATGCACGATGCCGGGTATGCATAGGCGAACTGCCAGGACCAGGAGTCGACATTGAGCTGCGCGAGGTTGGCGCGGCGAGTGGCGAAGCTCCAGCCACCTTGCGGCATCTCCAGCAGCGTGTCGCGGGCAATGGGGTAAAACCGTGCGCAGTGCTCGGCCTGCGCACTGCCCTCTGGCGGTTCCAGGCTGGCAATCGTCGCCGGGTCACCCAGGTGCGACAGGGCCAGGTTGCAGATATCGACTTCGGATGCCATGGCGTACCTCAGAAAAAAAGGGCAGACGCTTGCACGCCCGCCCCAACATCGCAACGAAGAGAATCAGGCGCCCTTCGGGGTCTGGTCCGCGGCGTCCTTCTTGGCGATCTCGCTGAAGGTTTCCGGGGCCTTGTCAACCTTCGGCTGCTTGGCCTTCACCGGCTTTACCGCCGGCGCGTCATCAGACACCCTGGTCAGGTAGGGCTTGAGCTTGGCCGTGTCCGGAAGCTCAAACACTTGACCCGGCCGAACACGGGCGCCGCCGATGAAGTGCATGCGCGTCGATACGACTTTCATCGGCTACCCCTTAGGCTGCCACCGTGGGTTTCCAGCTCGGCGGCTCGGTCGTCAGGAAAGCGTTGATCTTTCCGGCCGTCACCGCTTTGGTGCCGATGGTGCAGAGGACGCCGAGGTAGCGCTCGTAGGTGCCACGCGGCAGCCGTGCCACCAGCGGATATGCGCCCTTGCGGCACAGGTCGCCAGTTGCATCGGTGCCATCGGTGACGATGACGGGGCTGGATGCGTGGGCAGTGGCCGAGCCATCGGTGGCAATCGCAGCCTGAGCGTCGGAGGCCAGGGTGAACTGAATGGTGCCAGCATCGCCACCGGTGACGATCTCGGTGTCCACTTGGATGACGACATAGATGTCGCTGTTGCCGGGCAGGCTGTCCGCGGCGCCAAGGTCGATCACGTCACCGATCAGTGCCGTTCCTGCATTGCCAGCCACTGCGGCGGCATCGGCAAATTCGAGTCGTTCGTCGAGGATCATTTCGTACTCTCCTTGATGGTGCCGGGTTTAGATGCCGGCTTCGTTGGACAGGATGGCATCGCACTTGCGGATGGGGATGCCCAGGAAGGTGTTGACCAGCTTGCCCTGCGCGTCTTCCACGGTCCTGAAGCCCAGCGTGGTCTTGTTGTTGGCCTGCAGATCGATGGCATCCAGCGAATCGCGGTTCGCGTAGAACACCGGCCGGCCCATGGACAGCGTCGGGATGCGACGGATGGCCTTGCGCATCAAGTTGTCCAGCTCCGGGCCGGCTTGACCGATGTCTTCCAGGTCGTAGTTGATGCGAACCACATAGCGCCAATCGCGCACCACCAGGCCGCAGTCCCAGCGGTAGTGAGTGCGGTAGGCTTCCATGCGGCCGCCGTTGCCATCCACGTTCTCGATGGTCACCTGGCCCTTGTCTTCCATGTGCAGACCCGCCTTGGAGCCCTTCGGGTAGATGCCGTGGACCGTGTTGGCGCCCCACACCACCAGCCAGATGGAGGTGTTGTCGTTGCCGTCCGGCGTGGCCGCACTGGTCAGAATGTTGCCGCCGTTGAGGGCGGCCTGATCATTGAATCGCGGAGCGAAGCCGGTGAACGCTTCGGGCTCGGTGCCTTCGTTGCCATAGAACAGCGTCGAGGCAAATTCCTGGTTCATGCCCTCGATGAAGGCGCGATCCTCGGACAGGCGGAAGGACGCGGTGTTGCCGTTCAGGTCGGCCAGCGCCTTGTCCACCTCGGCGTAGGCCTCGAGCATGCCGCAGGTATCGGTGATCTGCGCGGTCGTGCTCTTGGTCGGCTGGACGCCGCCATAGAGCTTGCGCCAGGTGGGCTCAGGCAGACCGGTGCGGACCGTGGTGCGGTGTCCGGTCGGCAGGTTGCCTTCGACCCACACCATGTCCTGCAGGATCTCGTTGGTTTCGGTCAGCAGCTCGGCGATCGTGTCGATCTTGCCTTGCGGGTCGAGACGCTTCGTGACATCGAGCAGCGTCGGGTGGATGGTGGAAAGTGCGGACATTTCGCTTTCTCCTTGATGAATTGACGGTTGTTACTTGCCACCGAAAAGAATCTCGGCGGGATCCTTTGCCTTTGCCTGGCTGGCACCAGCGACAACGAACTTGTCTTCGCTGATGGCCCTGCCCGCCCGGTACATGAAGCGGATCACGTCGGGGTGATTGCCCAGACCGGACTCGTTCAGCAGGTTCCGCAGCTCGGGCGTCCCGAATGTGTCCAGCGCCTTTTTGGCCACTGCCAGGTTCTCCTGCAGCTTCTCGCCCCCGAACTCGGGATCGGCGGTTGACTGCTTTGCCCATTCCGCCGTAACGGCCTGGACCTGAGCGACCTGGTGCGCCTGAATTGCTGGTGCCATTTCTTCGAACACCTTTTGCGCGGCCTCCTGGGACAGCTTCAAGTCCTTCGCCACGGCGCTGAAGCGCTCGATCACCTCCGGCGCCACGCTGACGCCGTCGATGGGCTTGAACTCGTAGGACTCGGGAGCCTCCGGCTTGGGCTGCTCCTGACCCTCCTGCTGCTGGCCTTCGGCTTGCGCCTGGGCCGGCTGCCCTTCGGTTGCCTGCTGCTGGACGCCTTCGGCTGCACCAGTAGCAGCCTGGGTGTCCGGGTTGGACGCGGCTTGGCCTTCAGTTGGCGTTTGTTCGGCTTCCGTCGTCATCAGGGTTTCGTTTGACATGCGTGTTTTCCTTGACCATCGTCGAATACAGCTCAGGACAGAGCGCGTGGATCAGGCCAAGCGTGTGCAGTCCGTAGTTCCTGTGTCCCTCGGCGAAGCTCATGGCCATCGCGTTGGTGTTGAACACAGACCGAAACACTCCAGCCTTTTCCAGAAGACGCCAGACGATCCGGCGACCCCGCTTGCTGTTCATGAGCCACTTGAAATCCGATTCCTCGGTGTCCTTTGCAAGCCGCTGCTCGCGCTCCTGTGTCTCGCGTGCTGCCTCTTGTGATCGGACATCGGTTGGGTCGTATTCGCTCACGGGGTCACTCTATGGATGAGGTTTGGCGATGCGTGCATTACTTCAGGTGGAGTACCCGCTGAACGCCTGGGTGACGTCCTGAAGCAGGTTCGGCTGCGCTGTGTTGACGCCGCCCAGCTTGGCCGCCGCATCGACCGCCATCGCTGCGTTCTGCGCCTGCTGCGCCTGAGCTGCAGCCTCCGCACGTGCCTGACGGATGAGCGCCACCTGTTCGCCGGGGACGATGAGGTCGGGATCAACACCCAGGGCATCGGCATAGGTGTCGGCCCACTTGTCGGCGTCGAACTTGTCCAGCACATCGGGCTTGATGCCGGCCACGGCGCCGAGATTGCCCACGAAGCGGTCGATGCTGGCGGTCGCCACGGCGCGCTGGGCCTGGGCCAGCATGGACACGAACTCGACCGACAGCTCCTTGCCCTGCAGCTCTTCCGGAGGCGGAGGAACGGCGCCGGCCTCGACCATGCGCTGGAACGTCATGTCGATCATGGGCGACAGCATCTCGTTGTGCAGCCGCTCCAGGACCGGCCCGAGCATCAGGAGCTTCTCTTCATGGCGCTCGGCTACTTCGGTGGCCGTCATCTGCCCGGTGGTGTTGTTCGCCAGCATGAGGAACATGTCGGCGTGGAACGCGGCGCGGATGCGCTCGCGCACGTCCATGATGTCCTCGCGCAGGTACTGAAGGTTCAGGTTGACCTCGAAGGCGGTGCGGATTCCACCTTGAGGGTTGCCCGGGTCCACGTAGGTGACACCACCGGGCAAGCTGTTCACGCCAGAGTTCTTGGCAGAAGTCGGTGCCTGCAGCGGCGGCTTGGTCTGGTAGTCGATGGCCTGGGCCTTGCGAAGCTGCTCATGCTGGAGCTGCTTGATGTCGCCCAGCGCCTCCATGGCCGGGCTGTTGCCGTAGATGTCGCCACCTGACACCGCCCAGCGCGGACAGATACCGATGAACTCACGGTAGCCGGATTCCCGCAGCACATCATCACCATCCCCGCCCTTCTCAAAGTAGCAGGAGCGGTACGGCATGTTGCTGCCGTCCAGCTTGGACAGGTCGCGGTCGGCGCGTTGCTCGATGACGTGATACAGGTCCACGAACTGGTCGAGATGCCCGCGGTCGTACATGTTTCGCACCGTGCGGGAGCAGTTCTGGTAGCCGAACTCGCGCACCATTTGCACCACGGACATGGAGAACTCGCGGTACAGCGTGTTGACCCGTCCGTCTGCACCCTCGGCGATGCAGTATTGCCCGGCCGTCAGCGGGTGGTGGTGGATCACCGTCCGGTAGTCCGGCACCACCACGGAAGCTGCGGTACCGAAAGCCCCCAGCTCCTCGTACATGGAATGCAGAGCCCGGTATGTGTTCGAACGAGAGAACACCATCAGCATCTGCGTGCGCACGTCCTTGAGCCACTGCTTGACGGCGGCCGATTCGTCCATGTCCGGGTCGCTCGTGGTCAGGCGAAACCACGGGCGGGCCGGGCTGGTCATCCCCGCCATCAGGCCTGCGGCCAGCACGCGCAACGCGCGCGTTCCGGTCGAGTCGTAGATGTTGTTGTGGCGCCTTTCCCCACGATTGCGGTCGGACAGGAAGAACCGGCCGGAACGCGGCAGCAGGTTGTCGCTGATATCGCGCCAGTGGGTCACCCAGCTGGAGCGCTCGCTTTCGAGCGCCTTCCAGCGGCGCAGCATCTTGGTCCGGGCGGTTTCTCCTGCCATCAGGCCCCCAGCAGAGTGGATTTGCCCAGCTGCATGGACGCCTGGTCCACACCCTGCGGGCCGGTGAGCATGGTCCCGCCAACCCCGGACTTGCCTGCCTGTGCAGCAGCGTCGAGCAGACGGGCGGTGTCGGGGCGCTTCTGCATGGACCGGTTCATGTTCTCTTCAGCAGCCTTCAGTTGCTTGTCCATCAGCGCCTTGCTCTCGGCCTGGGCGCGCTGAGCCTGGGCGATGCTGGCTGCCTGGGCGCGCTGCTGGGCTGCAAGCTGCTGCCTCGCCAGACGGTCTGCCTGCTCGAGCTTCTGCTGCTCAAGGCGCATCGCTTCTTCCAGTTGCTGGGCCTGTTGCTGGGACTGCAGCTTACCTTGATGCTTGGCGGACTTGGCCTGATCGACTGCGGCAACCGTCCCGATTGTTGCGGCGGCTGCACCAATCCATGCTGCTGTTGCTGCACCTGACATATCACTCTCCCGTGATGATGGTTACATCGTCTGATGAACTGCGAGACATAAGCGACTCGCCTTCATCCGTAAACTGATCCTCTGCCTCGCGCACAGTCTTGGCATCGGTTTTGAAACTCATGGATAAGAATGTGTCCATGTGGGCTATGAACGCCTGCTTTCTGTTGGCCGAGCCAGGTATCACGGCAAATCCCGTGATGCGCTTTTCTTCGTCGCCAATGAAAACCGTTGCATCACCACTGATCACCAGCGTTGTCGGGATCTTGATCAGCACCCCGACCAGCACAACACCCTTCGGAATGCAGATGGTTCGCGTATAAATGCCCGCGTGAATCTGGTGATGCGTAGCGATGTGAACCTGATCCATCGTCCTGACGCGAGACTCCAGCGCCCTGGCTGCGTCAACCGCCGAATCACTCATGGCCGGCAGTCTTGGGGATTGCACGACGATGCTCATGCAAACCCCTTGTAGAACACTTGATTCGTTTGCGTGAAGCCAGATCTCGGAAGGATCGCGGCTAGTCTCCCGTTAGCTGGGGCACTGACAAACAAACCTTCGGCCCCCATATCCTTAGCGATGTTCTCGGCCTCTTTCATCAACGCCCTGCCAGCGCCTGCCCGTCTGGCTTCAGCAGTGACAAACAGTGATTCAGTGGTGGCGATCAACTTCCCGTAGTGGGGAACAATCGTCGCGCACACCACAGCAAACCCGACCAGACTTTCGCCAATCCACGCACCAGCGAACCGCATAAGACCGAGTTCCTCGATCTTTCGGTACATCTGGAATTGAGGGTTGTATTCCCCAAGATCCGTCCTCGTTGACTCAGCGGCGTACTCGGCCACCAACGCTGGAAGCGTCGGAGCCTGCTCCAGCTCGATGGCGCTGCACTGACGGACGATGACGGATTGCATGGGCGCAGCCTATCGGCGGCGCTTTGCGATGCGTGCATCAGGTCATGGCATAGGGGTCGTAGTCCGTGA